AAATCTGCTGCACAACGTTCTCGCGCGCTTCGAATGCGATCTGCAATGCCTGCGCGATCGGGCCGAGGTCGATGATGTCGACAGCGCCTTTCAATCCGCCCTTCTCGGCGAACGCAGCGAAACTCTTTACCGGAATCAGGTCGTTGTTGCCCGTCTCCGTGAACAACCGCTGCAATTCCTTGAACTCAGCGTTATAGACGCCGCGGACTTTGAGCGCCTTAATCAGCCCGTCGATGCGATCGCTGATAACGTCGAGCTCGTTCGCCTGGTCCTGATATTGGATGAAGTCAGGAACCGGGACGAGCGTGTCGCTGGTCGTCGTGCCGAGCAGCGGCTTCGGACACGGGAAGAATCCCTCAAGTTCGAGCGGATCGTCTTTCTCGTCAAGCAACTGCCCTACAGATTTTGACAGCCATACAGCTTTCTGCGTCTCCTTGTCCCAAATCTCATAGACGCAAGCCTGCTTGTTCATCTGCTCTTGGCCGGTCGCCATCTTCGACTCGCCATAGCCTTCCGCGCCAGGCGTCGCATCGAGCGGCACGCGCATGGCCGTTTCTTCGCCAAAGCGCTCGCACAACTTCGAATAGGACAGGTACACGCGGCGCCACACGCACGTCACTTCTTCCCATGTGCGAGCGACAGAATGGCCGAAGTCCTTCCAGTGCACATAGTCGACAGGAGAAGTCTCGTCGTCGATCTGTTCAAGCGGCTGATCGTCCGTGATCTGCTGAGCGCCGGCGCCTTCGATTACAGCGTCGTCGTCGCCATATTCGTCCTCGGACAATGGTTCCTGAACGCTCGTGACCGGCGCATATCGCACCCAAGCCACGCCACGACCGCAGAGAAAGCGATCCTGGACGCTGTTCTTCATCGCCTCCCGGTAATCAGGGTAATGGCGTACTTCGAACTCCAATGCCCGTTCGAGCAGAAGCGAAGCAACACGGCCAACCGGATCAGAATCGCGGAATCGGCGGCTAACGTCAGGCTGCGGTAGACGACTGAAGGTTGCCGGAACCAATGTCTGTACGTTGGCCCATAGGATGTTGAAGCGCGCGGACTCGCTGCCATACGTGTATTCCTTCGCATCGTCACGGTAACGCTTGCTGATCTTGGTCGAGCGGTCCGTCCACTTGTTGAACGTCTTGTCATAGGCCGTGATATAGCCTAGGTAGCGCTCCACCTCGGGCGACCGCGTGATTTGTGCCATATCAGCCGATGATCGCCGTTGCGCTGATCGTGCCGCCTACCACGATGTAATGCCCCTGTGCCGCAGCAAGATAGAGCGGCAGGAATGTGCCAGCAACAGGCGTGATGGTGTCGACCAGTTTCACCGCGGTAGACGTGCCGTTGCTGTCATAGACCGCGATAGTGCCAGCCGTTGAGCTAGACACGACAATGCCGATCAGTGTCTGACCGGGAATCGCGTTGACGTTCCTGCTCGCGGTGAACTGAACTCCGCCGCCGCTAATGCTCGATGCCATTACAGCCTCCGATGATTCGATACTTGCCGCATGTGATCTTCCCAAACGTCGTTTAGCGTCTCCTGCACTTGCAGGTTCGCCCAGTCGGGCTCGTGTTCAGGTGCGATGTATTCCGCCTCGCTCATTACCTGCGCGCCATATGCAAACGCGTCGGACGGGTGCGAGGCCCAGTTGTGCAGCGGTTCTTTCGAAAAGACGCCCGTGTCGTCGTTCCACTCGTATTCCCACGCGCCGAGGCCATCTAGGCCGGCTTCGCATGCGGTACGGTTGAATGCGCATTTCGGTATGACCGCGCGAGCTGCGCTGATCTGATCAAGCTTCTTGGTCTGCGGCACGACATCGACCTTGCCGCCGCCGAATGCCGCTAGAAACCGCTCCATGCTCGTGTGCTTGCTCTGGAACGTCTTGGCCCGCGCATCGTGCGGCAGCCATATCCTTCCGAGCTTGGCGCCCATATCGGTGATGCTCTGCTGAATGCGTGGAATCCAGTCCTCAGCATCCAGCCCCGAGTCGCCCTCGTATTTGAGCAAGTTGAATCCACCAGGCAGGCGCTGCCAATACCACCACGAGGCCGTGTCTCGAAAGCCCAAGTCGCTGCTGATCTCAATCGGCGCGCCCAACGGGTCGTATTCAATCTCTTCGCTGATCCGGCCTTCGCGCTCTGCGGCGCTGACCCATTTACCGAGGATCGACCCGGCGATGTTGCCGTATGCGCCTTCCCAAATATGGTCGTACTCTTCTTCCGGCAGGTTGGCCAGGTCGCGTTGGCGCGCACGCTGCAACACCGAAGGGAAGCGAGGATTGTCGCGCCAGTTCAGTTCGATGATCTTGAACAGTGGGTCTTTCACGCGCCTGAAGCGCAGATCGGTCGGACTACCCTTGCGCCTCGGGTTCCACGTCACCCACAGTTCGCTAACCTCTTCCCGCAGCGTCGGGATCAGCGTCGACCACGCCATGTTGGTGACTGGCTCTGCCTCGTCTACCCAACACAACAGAATTCGCGCCTTCGACTTCACGCTATCAATGCTGCGATCCAGTCCGGCGAATTTGTATGAGATTCGCCCGTCTTTCGTGCGAATGTACTTCTCGCCAATCTCGAAGAACGCTTCCAGCCACGGCTCAGACCGAATCGCCGCCTTGATTTCCTCAAGCGACGAGTCATCAAGCGAGTTCATGAACTGCCGCGCGCAGAGGATGATCCCCTCGCGACCTTCCATCGCCCACATGTAAGCGCGGACGGCGCTCATCTTGGCGAAGGATCGCGTCTTACCTGATCCCCGACCGCCGTATGCTCCGCGTATGTCCGCCCTGCCACTAAAGACAGGGATTAGCTTAGGAGGAAGCTGAATCCTGACTGTTGTCACTCAGCGGCTCCAGAATGATCTTCTGGACGGTCCGAATGGGCGCGCCGTCCGGATCGCCTGCCAACTGAAGCGGGAGCAGCTTCGGATAGATCGTGCCCCAGAACACACGCTCATTCGTCGGGTCTTCCTGCGCCCACGCCACGAGCCGGTCAGTTCCGCCCAATGCCTCAGCGGCAAGCGCAATCGCTTCCTTCGCCGCAGTCGTGGTGCGATTTGGCGTGCCCTTCGCGCGGCCGCCCGTCTTTTTTCCGGATGCCATCTATTCGGCTCTAAATCCGTCTACTTCAGACGCGCGAACGTACTTCTGCGCCAGTTTCTCAGCCTGTTGGAGCAGATCGTCGAGCGACGAGTATTCCCCGTGCGCTTTGATCTGCTCGATAGCCCATTCGCGGGCTTCTGCTGAGATGGTCACGTTAGCCACCGATGCTCGCGGCCCACACGTTGCCGCCGAGGCAATAGAAATCGCCCGTCTTGCCTGCCGGCAGGCTGACAGCCGTATTGACTGCGACTGCCGAGAAGTTGCCGCCGACCGGGGGATAGACCAGCAGCGCGTTCGTTGCTTGGCTGTTCACCACTACGTAGATGTCACCAGCAAGGGCTGTCATGGACGCGGCATTGGCGGCCGGCAAACGTGCGCCCGAGCTTGCTGCGACCGTCGAGAACACCGCGAAATCGCTGGTGATGGCAGCAGCGTTTGCTTGTGTGGTACCGGCGGACGTGAGGCCGAGTGCGGGAACGCCAGCGGTGGTGGCTTGTGCTTGAGCGGCCGGAACAGCCGATCCCATCAGTTTTGCGAGTGTCGTCACTATGATTCTCCTAAGCTGCGCGCACGGCGCTTTCAACTACATAAGGTCTGAAAGCCTCGCCGTCGTGCTCTGCGAGAATTTCTTCTACGGTCAATTCGTCCAGCAATACCCATCCGGTAATCTCGTCGCCCATTCCAAGCCCATCGCTCCATTGTCCGAAGCGCACGAACTGGCCTTCCGGCGACAGACGGGCCGGGTCGAGCGTGACCTGGTACGTCACAACACGCGGCGCCGGGTGGCCGAGATCGTTCAACAGCTTCGCGTTCTTCAAGTCCTGATCGAACGAGACAATCGCGACTTGCTTCTTGGTGATGGCTTCGATCATTACAGGTTCGCTTTCTCGTGCGGATTGCAGCAGCGTTCATCGGGTGTCCGCAACTTGCGAGCACACCACCAGCAGCGCCACATTCCGAGGTCCAAAATAAAGAAGCCCGCGCTGGGCGGGCTAAAGCTGCGGGGGATTCGCAGCTGAGGAGAGGGGATGTCTTTCCATCAGTCAGCTACGGGGATAGCGGTGGCATAGCGTGAAGGCAAAAACTCAATCTAGCAAAATTGTACGTTTTAAGAGGGTATGTGTGAACTAGCGTGATGTGAACTGCTAATGTTCACGCCATCTCCTCTTCGCGTTCCAACACCGGCTGGCCGTTCAGCATGGCCCGATAAGCCCGATATGCCTCGGCCCTGAATGTCCGAAGCTGCCGGTAGAAATATGATGTCGAGAATCCCATCTCGTGCGCGATCGCCTTGATGTTCTTGGCGCGGTGCAGGTAGAAGAGATAGAAGATGAATTTTGACTGGCTTTCCTTCTGCGCGAGAACTGACAGGTTGAAGTAGCTCAGGTTAGCGCTCAGAAGCGCGTCAGGCACTTCGCCGCCTCCGGCCGGTCCGCGCATGCGTGCAAGGATGTTGGCTGGCACAGGAGGCGCGAATAGGCGCCTGGAACGGTGCCACTCGGCCCAGCGGAGGCAGAACAAATGCAATTCTTGGTTTTCTTCGGTCATTTTCTTCCACCGTAAAGTCGTTCGATCGTTGCCGCGAGGCAATCTAGTTCGCTTACCTTTACCACTTCCCACATGCGCCGCTGACCGTGGATTCCGTTGAAACTTCCCTGGTGGCAGTCTTTGCACAACGGAATCACGCAGAATCCTGGGCTTTTCCTACCAGGCGTACGGCCGGCGAGGATGTGATGCGCATCGCTTGGGCCGTGCGTACCGCAAACAGCGCAGTCGAGTTCCTTCACGCGCGCAATGTGAAGTCGTTCGGCCGCGGCTGTCATTCCTCGCTCCCGGAAAACCTCACCCCACGCGCTGCACCGAACGCTGATGCAATCTCCATCAAGTCCGACATTTCGCGGACCGTCATCTTGCTTGTGGACTGGCCGAGTACCACGAATCCGCCGTCTAGGCCCGGAACCGCGCGCTGCTGCTTGAGTGAGGCGCTGAAGACGTGCTTCCAATCCTCCGGCTTCAGCTTCTGCCCGTGCCAGTCGACTTGCTCGGAGATATCGCCGAGAAGGGCCCAAAAACGCGCATTCTGATCGAGCGAGCGTGTCGCTGGCTTTATCTCGACGACAAACCCATCCTTGGCGCGCGCAACCATACTGATCGCGTTGCGGCGCACCGTCTCGTTGACCAGCTTGAAAACCCGACGCTCGCTCACGTCGGCTCCTGCATCGCCATCCGGCTAGGCCACTTCACTTGGGGAAGGCTGCGCGACCCCTCCTCTTTCCCGTACGCGTATGCAACCCGCATGAGGCGCCTTTCCTCGTCTGATCGTCCCGTCAGGTTCATGAAATTGAGGAAGTGTTCGAACAGGCAATCCGTCGTGTGCGAATACTTCCCCGGTTCGGCGCAGCCAGCGCAGCAGTCAGTCATGTCGCGCTCCTGTTATCCGAAAATACGGCGCCAAAAAGGGCGCTTTGGCATATCTGCGCACGCCATCGAGCTAAGCGATGGAGGATCGAATGCCGGAGGCCGCGGCGGCGCTTCTTCGAACCAATCGCCCTCAACGCCACATTGGTCGATTAGGCAATTCTGCGAGCGCATCAGGGAGCACGAAGCATTCTTGTCGCCTCGCACTGGATCGATCGGCGCCTTCGGGTGATGGCACATCGGAACATGTCCGTAGTTAAAATCAATGTGCTTGCAGTTTCTGCACAGTTTCATTTCAGTCATGCGCCTTCTCCTCGACGAGCACGCGAATCTCGACTGCCGGCCCGTGCGCCTCAAGCAGCGCCACTTGCGCCGCCAGCCATGTCTGCCAGTGCTTTTCCTTCACCGAAGCCAGAAGGCACCCGCCGGCCTTCGCGTAGTAGGCTTCGAATTGCTCTCTTCCATTTAACACGCTCATTTCGGCTCCTTTGTAAGACCACGCCAACGGTCCATTTCGTAGATGATCGGCGCACGAAGCATGTCGCGGTCGCTCAACCGAAAGTCGCCGAGCTTCCAGTAGTAGCGGCGGTTCTTTTCGTCCGCTCCGTTCTGGTAAATAATCTCCACGTCGTACCAGCCCTCTCGGATAGGCGGCGTCGCGCACGGATACCATTCGGTAAGATTCATTTCTGCCCCCACTTCTTACGATGGACGCCCGTAACGATGAAAAATGGGTCGAAAGAATGCTGCACAACTGCGAGTTCTACGCGCTCATGAAGGTGATGATTTCGGCCGCAAACCCTTGTAATACCAAGGCCCCTCAAAAAACTTTCAAACGGACCAGAATTTTCACTATTGACAGCAGGTACACTCTGTTTGTCGCTTTGCTTCGTCTGCTTCGCTGACGACTGCGCAAATCTCTGTGGACGGGGGGATAAAGGCCTCAACCCCCCATACCCCCTTTCTCCAAGTGTGTTGGTGGTAAGACCGTATTTCACGCAGCCTCCTCGAAGTCACGAAGATTCATAGACTGCTGGTAGACGCGGCCCTGACCAGCTTCCGGCGCAGATACAAGCCCAGCAGCAGCGGCAAAGGGATTGAATATCCCCTTTGAAATACGCTGGCGCTCGCGATACGCTTTCCAGCACTCTTCCTTTGTCTTCGGGCTAGGCTTCGGCGCATCTTCGCCGGCTCCAAGCGCCCACTTCATCGCCAGGTGGTTCCGATCCACCCTTTCCCATGCGCCGACTCGGAACTCGATTCCATGCCATTTGGCGAGGGTGTCTTGAACGCTGCCGCGGTCAATTCCAGTGATGGCGGCGATTTCTTTTGTCGTTATCACAGCGCCATTGCTCAGTAGCTTCATGACGGCGCGCAATACCCACGACCGCGTTCCGCTCTGTGCCGCTGTCTTGATGCCAAGGCCAAGGCGTGTCGCCCTGATCTTTGCTGCGTCATAGGAGCGGCCCGGGAGACGGTGTAGACCCGTCTTGATGTTGCGCGGCGCAGACCAAATCTCGCGAAGAATCGCGTCTTCTGCCGGGGTCCATTCACGAAAGCTCTTGTGAGCAAGGCCAATCCGACTGGCGTGAACCTTGACCGCAAAGAAGGTGCGACCCGGGAACAGCGAAACGATATCGGCAATGCGCTCGCCTTTTTCGAACACTTCGCGCAGTAGCGCGTCTTCTTCTTTCGACCATGCTTTCATTACGCTGCGCTCCTGAATTCGTACCGTGCCGTCTTCTTAAACGGCGCCACGCCGACCGACTGCCCTTCCCGCATCCGCTTCTCGATCTGATCTGACGCCCAAACGTACTTCCGCTTGCTTACCGTCTCGACCAGTTCCTCGAAGACGTGTATCCCGCCGTTAATGGCCGTCAGCTCGTCGCCGGTACTTACCCTGCGGCCCATCGCAAAGAACCGCTCCTGCACCGAAATAAGGGCGTTGCTGGCGTCATATACGGCTTGCAGACCGATGTGCTTGTTTTTCGCTTGCTCGCACAGGACGAGGCAGACGTTGCAGGCGGTCACGAGCGCGCCCCAATCGTCTTGGCTTGCTTCGCCCTTGGAGAGCGCCAGCGCAGCCATGTGCGTCGTCAGCAGTACTTTTTCCTTCAGTTCGCCCTTCAGCGGTTCGTCGCCTTCGAATAGCGTCGTGATCGTGTCTTTCGTTCCTACCTTCGAAACGTATTTTTTGCGCGGCTTCCGATTTCCTGCCATTTCTCCCTCCCCCGTTTAGTCTTCAAGACCTGCCAAATAATCGATCGAGCATTCCAACACTTGAGCCATTTCCACCACGATTAAGAATTTCGGCATCACGCTCCGGTTCTCGATTGCGGTGATCGTGGAAACGTGAACTCCAACCTGCGCCGCGAAATCGCGCAACGCGAACCCGCGTCGGACCCTTTCGGCTTTGAGCCGCTTTCCAAACTCGCCGAATCCAGGCTTGCGTGCGAATGCCATCTCTACCCCCTCGTCAAAACCTCGATTGCCTGTTCTGCGCTTTCCACCA